CCTATAAACTTTTCACCAACAATAAATGCATCACTTAATCCTTTAGGTTCTGGTTGTAACTCATACTTAAATGTTACACCTTTAATTGGGTAAGTAGCTTCTACCATATGCTCTAGATGTGTAGAGGTGGGACCTATAATTAAAATTTCATTAATACCAAAGCTTAACAACGTGGATATAGGGTAATATATCAACGGTTTATCATAAACCGGTAATAACGCTTTTGTAGTTCCGTATGTTAATGGGTAAAGTCTTGTACCTTTACCACCTGCTAAAATTATACCTTTTCTATTCATTTTATTCTCCTAATAGACTAAACAAATCACACTGCACTGCTTGATTAGGTAAATAACACTTCCAACTAACTGCTTGATAAAAACGTTCGATAGGTTGAAAGATTAACTTCTCAAAAATCTTATCATAATCAGGTTTAAAGAACTTATCAAACTCTTCAGGCCACTCATACTTAAACGCAATACTATCAATGTTGTACTTATTTGGTTTCTTTACATAAAAGAACCTAACCTTGTCACCAGAACCGATTGATTCATACTTCTTACCAAGTTTATTAGCTTTAAGTAGGTTATTATAGTAATAAGCAGCCTTACAATGTATAGGCATACCTTTTACAACACTCATACCGTTACATTGAGCAGCATACTTTTCATAACCCTTAATACCCATAACTGATGCAATTTCTGAAATACCTAGTTCCTTAAACTTATCATACACAACTTTCATTGCTTCATTAGTCTTTTGATAATCCTGGGTACTAAGCATAATCTCAATAACGTTTTTCATATATGGTTTCAACGAGTTAGGCAAAGTAGTTCTAACAACTTCTACCCCAGTATATTTCGTCTTGTTAACCTTTGCACCTTCATCATCAAGGATGTTAAGAACGTAACGTTTTTTCTGTAGAAAGATACCAACTTCACCAATACACTCTCGCTTGAAAACGAATCGACAGTCTTTACTATTGAACGTCTTCTTACCCCATATCATGATTTCCTTATTCAGGTATTCAACCAACTCATCTTCAAGTTTATAAATGTCCTCATGTACCTCTCCTTTTTCATTTTTGAAGGTAAGTCCCAGATGTTTGATAAGTAACTCGATCGAGGCATATGATGAATCCGTGTCGTTGTAAATAATAGGGTCTTTCTTCTTAAGATCTTCATCAGTTAGTCCTGTCTTTAGTTTAATAAAGTCTCTAATGATTACGTTACTTTGTTTAATCACTGCTTGACCACTCAATGTAACTGATGATGCAATATCGTCATCACCAATAGGAGCGTTCTTGTTACCAAAGTATCCATAAATCGAATTGATTAGAATCTTTACTGTTAATTGTTTAGTACCTGCACGTTGTAGTTCAACCCCGACCTTTTCATAATCAGGATCAGACTTTTTCATAGCAGCATGCTTCTTCTTCAAGTCAACATACTCATCTTTGAACCCTTTACGTTTATGGTAATAGTAATCAACAATTTCAGGAATAAGACCCATTTCTTTCTGATGAAATACAATATTAGCTTTCGATATAGTTAGGTTATAGTCCTTAACCATTTTACTAAATGTAGGAATATCATACTCTTTAACTTTACCGTTAACTAGTTCCATAACTATCATGTCATCTGTCTTTTCTAATATCTTACCAATCTTAGTTTCAGGTGATAAGTTAAGAGTAATCATCACATTCGGGTATAGACTATTAGCATCAAAGGATAGTACATAGTTTTGAAAACCTTGTTGAGGTTCACCAACATACGCACCTGGATTCTTACCTGTATCTTCACCACGAATGAATGTAGGAATAACTTGTTTACGGTGTCTAGCACGAATACAAAATGCACCATTGATTACTGATAATGCACCCATTGCAGCATCAAAGGTGGTACAACCAACATAAGCTAACATACGTACCAAACCAATGTATTGTAACTTTTCTTCAAGTCTAACAAGAATGTTTACGTCCTGAATGTTGTAATCAATGAACTTGTCCCAATCAACATCAGATAACGTTGCGAGGTCCATACCTCCATAGTCAACCTTACGTTCATTTAACTCAAGCTCACCAATTGCATCAAGTTTATATGACTCACGCAATGGAGCAAACTTACGATACACATCCAAGTAATCAAGCAATGCAATACCTTCAATAAACCACTTGATTTGTTGTCTACCAAACTGACCTTGAATACTTCTATAATGAACACTACCAACTGGTGATAGTCTTTTCATCTCTTCTTCACCCATAACACGTTCACAACGTTTGATGATGTATGGAATATCGAAGAACTCAGAGTTCCAACCACTTAGAATATCAGGGTAGTCTTTCTCAAGGTAGTTAAGGAACTCAGTAAACAGTTGACGTTCACTTACACAGTATTTGTACTCTAGATCAGGCCTACCTTTACCGTTATATGGTTTAGTACCCCAGGTATAAAACCGTTTCTCAAGATTATCATAAACAGTAATAACGTTAATCGGGTGATTAGCATTTTCGATATTAGGAAAGCTATCTGGTGAATAAGTCTCGATATCAAGCAATAACATCTTGATCTCATTCTTAGTAAAGTCAGAAGTTTCATTTACTTGCCAGAAGTTATCTAACAAGAACTGTTGCTTTTCAGGTAGGTTTTCAAACAATCTCTTAACGTTATTCTGTTTGATAAAACGTCGACGATCAGAACCACGTTTGAATATTAGTTTACGTAAAGGGGTTTTGTAGATAGACTCAGCATTCTTGTGTCTATTATCTTTAGGTTCAATATAAAGATATGGATTGTAGCTTTGAGTAACTTGAATACGGTTACCATCCTCGTCCCAGGTAAACAACCGCATTTGTTCCTTAACAGATTCATACACTACATTTCTATACATACAAATAGTATATGAACAATCTATATATCATCAAGTAGTAAGATATTTACGGCGTGAATCACTCCTACCGTACATATAATTGTCATAATATTGATATAGATTCTCTTCAGTTTCTAAGAATCTTGATTCTGCTACATTACGACCATTGACCGACTCTTTAATATATCGTCTTTCATCTCCAAGTACCTCTTTTATACGGTCAATCATTTCATCTCCAGTCTTAACTTAATTGGAGCATCTTCATATGTACAAATATCTTGACATGCAATAGGGATACCAAGTGCGCTAGCTTCAATATACTTTAGATCACTCTTAGCTTTGTTAAAATTATTATCTGACAAAGGAGCAATAAACATATTAATGTTAGATGTGAATAGCTTTTCAGGGTAATTATATAATTTAGCCCAAGGTATGAATTCAACTTTACCAGATCTTGCTAAATCAGATAAATCTTGAGAAATACCACCAAAAAATACCCACTTAAAATCATCAACAGTTTTTCTTACAACTTCATTAATATGATAGAAGTCGTCTTTACCTTTTATTCTTCTATCCACATCAATATGAGCACCGGAACCAGCCCAGCAAATACGAGGACGTTTCTTATTACGTTCATAATCCTCTTCAATCTTTTCCCTATAGTAGTAGTTACCAATCCAAAACTTAGGAATAAAATTAGGTATAACATCTATTTCAACTGATGGGTCTAATTTAGAAGCAAAATAATCTTTCATGAATTTACAAGTAACAGACATGTTACCACAAGTTTCCATGATCGATTGAATATTGTTCCTTATTTCATAACTAGTAAAAGCATGTTTATGTTTATTGTAATCAGGAATATCTTCTCTAAATGGTATATCATCAATTTCATAGATAACCCTGAAGTTAAATTCTTTAGAAAGTTTACTAATAAATTCAATAAACTGTTTTTGATGAGGTGCAGCTTGTCTTTGAAACTTAACTGCTGTAAGTCCTTTGTAATAGTTAGGGTCAGTTACCATAACAGTTGATGTATGTACCATACACCTACCGTCGGCATTAAGAAGATACTCAGGCCATATACATCTCCAGTAACCGCAACCACCATAATCAGCTACATAGTTAAGAAATCGAGGCATTTTAGCCTGATCTTGAGGTCGTTGTTGTTTTTGTTCTTGATTAGGTTGTTTAAACCCTGCATTCCCAAAAGGGTTCCCAAAAGGGTTTGATCCATATGGATTACCATGATTGATTGGTATAAACATTAAAGTTATTTACTCTGAATATTGAACTCTTCTAGTGATGCCATTAACTTTTTCTAGATAAATAACATCGCCTTGAGCTGCTTTAACACTTTCCTTACGATGACTAATAACCATTACACATTCATTGTATTGTTCAACTCGTTCCTTAAGAATGTTAATAACTAACTCAACACCACGTTCATCAAGACTACTATCAAACAACTCATCATACATACTAAAGTTATAAGTAACATCGCCTTGTAAACGTCTAATATCCATAAAGGCAAACAAACATGCTAAGTCAATATTCTTACGTTCGGCTCCACTAAAGTTGAAGTATGAACATATCTTACCTTTTTCATTAATAATTTGTTCTTCAAAGTACTCATTAAAGATACAAACACAATTACTATCCATTTTCTTAAGGTAATGTGCTAGCCTGCTATTGAATAAAGTCAGCATCTTCTTAACAATATAAGATTTTACCCCTTCTTCAGAGACCACATACTTGACCACATCAAGCATGTTAATTTTATTCTTAGTGGTATCTAAAGTAGCTTTAACTTTATCAAGTTTAGCTTCATACTCTTCAATAACCTTATCAAGACCAGTATCAGTACTTTTTAGTTCCTTAATATCTAACTTTAACTGACCTTGCCACTCAACTAACTGTTTAGCTTTTTCCTTAAGAAGGGTTTGACTGTTAATTTGCTGAACTATAACTTTGTTCTTT